TTGCACTCATCAATAATATTAGTCTTGGTGAGCAGGTTAAACATGATACGACTGTTAGGTGCCGCTACAAGGATCTTGTGAGCGGTTGTATCGTCAAGTCGGTCAAGGATACCCAGAAGGGTCTCACGGTCGCTGTCACACGCCTGTGCGCCCTTCAGACGCTCGAAATCAACCTCATAGGCATCTACAGTAGGAGGAAGGATAGAACCGTTGTTAATGAGTTCAGGAGCAGGACACTGTTCGATGATATTACCAAACACCATGTAGTTGTTCATACCGTTGCCATAAGGAGAACGAGTATGCTTGGGAGTTGCAGTGAAATAGTAATAACGCTTGGCGTCACAGTTAGCTACTTCCTCGAAGAAGTTCTTCTTGGTTGCATTGTGTGCCTCGTCATAGTATGCTACGTCAAACGTGAGACCAGCATCATTAAGACGACGGAGAGAATTATATGTGGTGAAGAAGATACGATGTGCCTGCATGGCATCACACATATTATCAAAGGCAACAATCTGGTTCACTTTGGTAGTGCTGAAGTGAACAGACTCACCGCTGTGAATGTGAGCAGGCACAACGTTAGACAGATTAATGCCATCATCCTCAAAGAACTCTTCACACAACTGGGTTGCGAGAAGAATACGAGGAGCAACAACAGCAATAGTCATAGGACGCTCTGCATTAGCAAAGCGTTCCGCAAGATCTTTAATCATAATCATGGTCTTGCCGCCACCAGTAGGCACGACAATTTGACCGAACTTATTATGCTGCATCGCAGCAAGAGCACGGACCTGATGAGGACGAAGTTGCATACTGTATGTCTGATGTCTTTATAGTATGGCACAAAAAAAGCACCCCGTCAAGGGTGCTGTGACAGTTTCCTGACCGTCTCACCAAATTCTATTTCCTTCTTCATCAAACTGTTGAATCCATTTTCTCTGTTGCTGCACTTCTTCAAAATTAAGGTATTTAACCACATCAACAATGATATCTATCAGTTCAGATCCTCTGAATACATGTTCGATCTGAATCTGTGCATCTTTGGATAAATCGGGAATGAGATTAAGTATATCAGATATCTGTTGATCATTGAGGGCTCCATACTCCTTGTAACCAGTCAAGTGTCTTGCTACTGATTGTCTATAAGAAATATTCATGATATTTCTACCATTGAATACCACTAGTGGATTACGTCGATATTCATCGGCGGTAGCCGTAGTTACCTTACGCTGGTACGAAAATTGAGAATAAAAAGTTACTTCGTTATTCTCTCTAACTGTCAATTGGCCCTGACAATATTTCCAGTTCTTTTTTGAAAACAAAACTAAATTATCTAGTATTGTACTACCATAAGAAGAAACATCATAGTCTTTATCCAATACAGACAATCCTGTCAAATTTCCAGCAGTGTCGTGTTCAAAACCAATGATGTTTGTAATATGGGCTTCAGTTTTTTTACAAATTTCATCAATCTTATCATATAATCCAATAGAGGATAGAGTTCCAGTCTTTACCATGTATGAGTTGCGTTGTAACATCATGGTAGAGTATTTTATTGGGACTCTGGTTTCATATTGTGTAATCTCATCACCATTGTGATAGATGCCAAGCATCTTGTCGTCATTCTGAATTGCTTCTGATTCTGTAATAACATAGTTATACTCAAATATTCTGTTAAGAGCATTTTTTGTGCTCACTGGAATATTGGTAGGTTTATATCTCTCGTCCACCAATGGAGTATATAACCAAGGCATTTCAGAGTAGTCAGCTAACCTTTCTCCGCTGACTAAACTATATCTTTCGTGAACTGTATAGTTGTCGGAGAACATCATTCGTTGTCTAGGATAACTTGACCTTGATCATTATATAGTGCATAGAATATATACTGTTCTTTGGGAACTTGCGATTGTGTGCTGGGGAAGCTATCAAGTAGGAATCTTTCCGCTTCAATAATAGAATCCATTTCAACAACAAGAGTCTCACTACTTTTAAACAATGTAGTAAAATCGAGTGGCAAAATACTCTCATACAATTCTATAGAAGCGTTGATAGCATCTATATCAGTGCTGTTGTTCCACCCATAAACACGGAAAAAGATCAGTGGTTTACCAGCAAGCGCAGCATATCTGCCAATAAATGTTTGCAGATCATAGATTTGATATTCTGTATTATCCATTTGTACTTAACTTCCAGGCTATTGTAACTCTCAAAGATTTAAAGTTTCTTGTGCAAGGAGCAGCGCAATGCTTAATTTGACCAGGGAAGAACACAGTTTTGTTACCCTCTGGAATTACACTGTAAATTTCTCCAGGATTAAGGAAAAAATTTGTAGCTCCACCCCATGTTATATCCCACGTTGGATTCACATATAAAAGAAGTGTACGACCAATAGAATCATTGGCATCTACATGCACAGATCCATCTTGACCATATGTGTGACCATTCGCATAAACATGATGTAAAGTGAATGATGTATCAAACTTCTTCTGTATCTTATTTAGAAGATGTTCCGTAAAGAACGTATCTTCAGCAAAATCTATCTTCCAAAATGGAGTAACTGTATGATACTTTGGATGTTCCGCGCCAAGAGATGTGTGTCCAAATGACCATTTAGATCCGTATCCAGTCCTACTCATGATCTCTCGGTAATCTTCTTCGTCAAAGAAGTTATGATACTGAACAACGTCGCTTTGATTATACATCCGCATACTCTCTAATCAAATTCATTCTCACTGCCTCAAGTCTCTCTAGTTTATGAACAGAAACATCATCTTCGATTTCATTCAAAGCTCGTTTCATATTGATGACACAATCTCTGATATGACTATTCTTGATTAGGCTTTCTGCCCACCCAACAACAACTTTACGATCACCAGAAAGAACTTTGTTGACTTTATGCCACAGACCAGTATGATACAAGATTACAGATCCTGCTTTTGGTTTATGACTAGTGACAGTATCACCAACAGTTAACAATAATTCACCGCCCTCATATTCAGATGGATCATTCAAAAAGCAGGTGAAACTAAAATGTGGTGCAATACCAGCGATCGGAAAAGCATCTAGATGATAGTCGTAAAAACATCCAGTTTTATACCACACAAAATATGGTTGACCAACTCTTCTAATGAGATAGTCATCCATGTGGGGTCTTAACTTATCATAAAAGTAAGAGCATTTATTATCATGCTCTTCATAATCATAATTCAATACATATGCTTTCTTTACTTTTTTATTTGGGTTGCTATCAGATCCACAATGAAAGATATCATCTTTCCAATCCTGTGTCAAGTATCTAATATCACCACCATCAAGAACATTATCTAATAACCAAATCATAATCCTCTAATATCCTCTAGTTCTTCTTCTGTATAAATTTTGGTGTAATCAATTCCAGCTTCAACAAAATCTTCTAGTCGCAACAGTTTCATCATTTCCTTTACATCTGCTCTCATTATTCTTTCGGCAGCAAGATAGTTGTCTCGCATATGCGTAATATGAATGAGTTTGCCTTCGATAAAGTCTCTAGAAGATTCGGTATCTCTCTCGACCCATTGATCATCTGTGGAAAGATATTCCACTGGATTGCCATCATTATCCAATCCTTCGGGATATTGATCCCAATAAAATTTAGGGTCAATAGGCCACTTAAATGTTTTAACGGCTTTGAAGAAATCTAGCGGTGTGGGATAGTCTTCTAACTTCTCTAGTGTTAATCCTCTGACAGTCTGCCTATACTTTTTCCACATATCCTTTTCGCCAGGATAAGAGTCTTCAACATCTGGAAGAACACGCCAATCAGTAGCATTGAGAATATTATTTCTCTCCTGCATTCTCTTTAAATATGTCTTATCATAGAATAAAATGTTTTCATCTACCTTGCTAACATATCTTCTTACTTTTAATAATCTTGCATGATCTGATGCTTGAATAAAATCGACAATCTTTTTCCGAAGTTCAATAACTTGATCTGTCGTATATCCCACGAAAGTATATGTTGTATATACTTTTTGTCCAGAACTAAAATCATACTTTAATTTTTTTCTTTGACAAAAAAGACTGTTGTCGTCATAAAAAACAACTCTTTCAAGTTGATCAACTTCTGTATGCCAAAATGAATCAAGAATTCCTAGAAATCTGTCTAGATGATCTTTATCAAGTACCCGTGATGGTACGGTAACGTTACCGTCCTTCCAAACAATAGTATTTTCGGTATCAGCTAGAATTCTATTCAAAAAATCTAATTCTAATACGGCTTTCTTTCCGACAAATTCCATTTATTATGACCCCGTTTTAATATACCATCCTGTTACTATGTATTTATTGTTGTCTCCCAATAACAAGTTTCCCTTATGAACATGTGTCATACAAGCAGGAAAAATAACCACCGTTCCTTTCGTTGGTTTAATGCGACGTTTTTGATACATAAATTCTGTCTCACCACCATCTTCAACATCGTTTAGATATATCATCCAAGTGAGTTCTCTGTGAGAAAAGCCAAAGGATGCATTTTCATAATGCCATAAATGATATCCACCGCCAGGTTCTGTACGTTGAAATTTAATATCAGTAGAAGATAAACCCACATTTTTTATTTGAGAGTACTTATGAACATAGTGAATAGCACATGACTTTAGAAATTGATTGACTTGAGCTGACCATTTATCAGAGGCATAATTAAGCAAAAAAGATTTATCATCGCGATGAAGATTTCCAGAATACATTGTAGCACCATCCATAATATTGGCGTCAAAATCACTACCACCATGAACAGTGTGTGCAGAAACTTCATCCAAATGTGAGTTCCCATATTCAACCAATTGATCACAAAAAGGCGCTGGGACAAAATTATCCCACACACCAATAAAATCATCAAATGACGATTTTGTCATAGTTGAATTCATCATCAACTCAAGTGGCCTATAAGGCGCAAGTCCAGATTTTGTCATAAGAAATTAATATGCTTTAATTATATATTTAACCTTGTGAAACTCGGGAACTAAAGGAACTTTTCTATTTGGCGAGAAAACTACGTCTGGAATTGGTTTCTTGATAGATGTATTTAAAGTAAATGTTCCTGTATTTAACTCCATTCCCACTTGAGATTGATTAAATACGACGTTAATAGAATTTCCAGCAGATCCTAGTCCAACTCTACCTTCGCCAGCTCCACTACTATTACCATAAGAATAATCCGTTGTCAAATCAATAACTGGTTGTAGTGTAATGTAGTGTGAGTGACCTTGGGTCACGGGACTATCACTACCACTTAATATAGGTGGACTATAAGAATCAATTCTCTTAAAAGTTTGAATCGTGTCAATCACTCCAGAAACTCGCCGCGTGCCTTGACCTGGATCAATAGGATATTCCCCATCTCCTAGATAAGTACTTATTGGTACTAGAAATTCATCGTCTAGGTTAGAATAAGGCGAAGGCCACCATGTTTCTGCCTTAATTTCCGTAGAAACTCGCATGTTTGCATCGCCAAATTCGTTAGCCAACGAGTTGGGTGCGCCGCTTCCAGTAGGGTTCTCATACTGCTCTAGATTAATTCGGCGCATCATAGTTTCAACGAGACTCGCCAGGTCATCAACTCCGTCAGTGCTGTTCCATTCTGTAGCAAAATCACCAGCTCTTTTTACCCATTCTTCAGCAACTTCGGCGAAGTCAGTCTGACCATCTGCATATTTTTCTTGAGAGAACAATCTGGACGAGCCGAGGCCCTGACCATAGTTTGGAGCGTTTACGGGATCTATTCCCGCGGCCATAAGAGCCCTTGCTCCCCATTCAATTAATGGATCTCCCGACGTTCCATCACAAATTCCAGCCACATAAAGATGACTATGTAAAGGAACAGAAACTAGTGTATCAAGCAGTGGTCCAACTGTTGCAGTAACAGAACCTGTAATATCAAATTCAACGTCAGCGGTAATAGGCGCATTAAAAACGGTTTTTACAGTACCAATTGAAAAGAAATTACTAGAAGTTCCTGTAGATCCACCTCGATCTCCAAGGATTTGTTCGTAAGGAGTATCATCAGCAACGTCTACATTATCAACATACCACCACCCACCAATTCCTCCTGCGTCATACACACTGCCATCAGATGGAACAAATGCCGAAGATGCTCTATTGCCATCAACAACACCAGTACCAACTAGTTTCCTATTTCTATAATCTGG